AGTGCATATCAATTGTATGTTGTATTCCACCTTGCGAATATTCTAAGAAGTGTGAGGGAGCATTAGCAATCGTCTTATATGTGGGTGTGTAAGACACCACATTATCGACTGGTTGCATATACCTTATTAACCTAAGAGCACAGTGTTGTTTGTTATTCATTGAAGACTGTATAGTTATTTTTATGTCCCCTCTCCAAGCTCTTGCCATCATATAAAGCAAGGAAATGTTGTTTGCAACTCGTGTCGATGAATCGAATCCTTGGAATGGCGAAATAGGCCTAGCCCACAGCAATTTTCCAACGGTATCTGAAGCCAAGACTTTAAAAGTACCTACATACTGTCTTTTTGATAAAATATTAGTAACGTCCATTTCATCTACGTCTGTGTTATACAACGGGGCTTTTACAATCCTTTCTCCAGCAGCATACGGGTCTAATTTCTCAAAAAATTGTGGGACATCAACCTGATGACGAAAATTCAAATCTGTGTGCATTATTCTACTGTTAATGACTGGTGTGTTTGGATTATGTAATCCAAACCATCTTCGAACTTTCTTTCTAACACCGTCATAAAAATCACCTACTACTGAGACCACAGAACTTGCTGTTTTCGTCAATACACCACCCATTGCAGTGGAAATTGAATTTATCGCAATGGGTGCTAAGGCACTACCAACTGAAGCCATAACGCCTGCTTCTGCTCTAAAACCAGATGGACTCTCCCACAATAAATAACGTGGGGCAGGTACATACATTTCTAAATCGTCGAATGATGCTTCTAAATTTATTGGTAGCGTTGTTGATGACCCAGAACTCGGAAGTAAAGCATTCATAACGATACATACCAGTGTAGCATATGAACCATTAGGATGCAATATATCAGAAGTTGTATGGACGGTAGCCAAAGAATCATCGACTTCAAGCGTTCCGAAATCCGTGTTACAATACCATGGTACTGGTATAGTTATATTCGTACTCTCATTAGCGAACAAAAATCCATGTGGGCCGCTCATAACAGTATTTATTAGATCATATGCAAAGCCAGTTGGTGGTGTTGGGGTTGGTGGTATTACACCAACAAGCAAGCATCCACTATGTCCAATAGTTCCAGCCAATGAAACGGTTATCTTTAAAGCTGGTCTTCCTATAGAGGCCATTTTAACGGTATTTTTCAGAGTTGGGTTTGAATTAAAAACATCTCGGGGTAAATGTTTTATAGGAAGATTTACAATGCTTGCCACAGGCTGTGTAGATTGCCATTCAAATGATCCTATGAAAAATGGTCTTCCTAACAAGGCTGTCGCATCTACTTTGTAATTATCCGGTAGCCAATTAGTTAATTGCTTATCATATATATTGCACACTTCTTCATTGGCGTCTAATTCTGTTGTAGCAACTTCTGGAGCAGGTACGGTATTGGGTATTGTTTGTACATCAGATGTGTCAAAACCAGATTCTGGACGAATCATAATTCTATTCGCTTGCTGTAACACTGAATGCACATCATATCCTGCTTCACCACTGAAATGTCTATAATCTTCACCACAAGTAAAATCAATAAGTTCACCACAATCATTACATTGAGATTCTGGTCGAAAAATTCGTTGGAAATTTAAAACATTAAAACTTATATATCTATATTTATCAAAAATCTTAACTTTTTACAATCACTTCAAGATTAAAAGTGTAAACGACTTAATACTAAAGAGAGATCATCGCGCTAACATAAAGTCGTATAGTAAGCTTAGAACGTAATATCTCTCAATCATTATAGGTTATGAC